GCTCATGGCTGACCTGGAGCAAGACATCTTCGACGCCGGCGCCGAGGCGCCGCCGCCGGGTGAACCTGCCCTCGAGCCGGAGCCGTCCGTTTCTCCCACTCCCCCCGAAAGCCGGATGGTGTCTGACGCCATCGCGGCGCTGCGCGGGCCCGTCCCGAACTACGGGGTCCCGCCACAGCCACCTAGACCACCCGACCCCGATCAGCAGCCGGTCACCTCCGGCCAGCTGCGCGACCTGCTCCACGAGCGCGCCGAGCGCCAACGCCTGCAGAACATCCTGGACGGATACCAGCAGGCCGAGGCCGAGCGCGCGCGGCAGCAGCACACGCCGCGGGCCGAAGAGCAGATGTTCACGGACCCCAACGGGTTCGAGGACAGGCTGCTCTCGACCATCCGGCGGGAGATCGCTCAGACGGAGCTCAAGGCGGACATGCGTGTCGCCGCGCTCCAGCACGGCCCCGCGTTCCGCGAGGCCTGGGCGGCCTTCTACCGGCAGTGCGATGGCGGGCGCGATCCCGTGACCTACTTCCGGGTCATGAACGCGCCCAGCCCGGGTGAGGAGCTGGTGCAGTGGCACCGCGAGCGGCAGATCGTCGAGCAGACCGGTGGCGACATCGGACGCTATCGCGAGCGCGTGCTCGAGGAAGCGTTGCGCGATGAGGCGTTTTTGAGCCGCATCGCCGAGCGCGTTGGGGGTGTGCCACGCGGGCAACCGTATGAACGGGGCACGCGGGCGCGGGATGAGAACGGACGCTTCATGGCCGGCCAGTCGGCCGGCGACCAGCAGCCCCGGCATGAGGTGCGCCTTCCGACCTCTCTGAGCCGGCTCAATGGCTCCTCCCGCGGGGGGATGGCCAACGAGCCGGAGGACGGGAGCGAGGAGGCGATCTTCGACGCTGGGCGCGCACCGCGGAGATACTGACCGGGCGCGTCCCCCTGCCCCGGGCCTGACCCGGGGACTGATCCCAGGGGGCCACCATGGCCGTCTCTCAGACACACGTAAACAATCAGGTCATCATCTGGCGGAAGCGCCTCTACGTCGAATGGCGCCGCGGAAATTACTTCAGCCCATACATGGGCGAAGGCCCCGAAAACATCATCCAGGTCGCCCGGGACTTGAAGCAGGGCGGCGACATCTTGAACGTGCCGCTGCTCGGCGCCTTGCGCGGCCCTGGCGTCTCGACCGGTCCCCTGACCGGCAACGAAGAGGCGATGGACGAGTATGGCCAGCGCATCTGGGTCGACTGGGTGCGCAACGCCGTCCTGATGACCCGGGCGCAGATGCGCAAGAGCGCCATCGAGCAGCTCGACGAGGTCCGGCCGGCGCTCTCGAACTGGCTGCAGTCCATCTCGCGCGACGAGATCATTCTGGCGCTCGGAGCGCTGCCGAGCGAGTCTCCACCGGTCAACTGGGGCAACGAGGCGACCGCGGGCCAGAGGGTCAACGGCATCCTCTACGACCTCGCCACGTCCCCCCAGAAGAACAAGTGGCACGACGACAACAAGGACCGCCTGCTTTACGGCGCGCTCGTCTCCAACTTCGTGGACGGCAACCACGCCGCCTCGCTGGCGAACGTGGACTCGACCGCCGACAAGGCGTCCGCGAAGCTCTTGAGCCTGCTCAAGCGGCGGGTGCGCAAGGCCACGGTCGGCATCCAGCCCTACAAGGACAACGAAGCCCAGGGCCGCGAATGGTATGTGACCTTCGCGGGTCCCAACGCCTTTCGCGACCTGGCGCAGGACCCCGACATCGTCAACGCGAACATGTATGCGCGACCGCGGGAGGGCAACGGGGTCGACCGTAACCCGCTCTTCCAGGACGGCGACCTGCTCTACCGCGGCATCATCATCCGGGAAATCCCGGAGTGGGACGACTTCCTGACGATCCCGGGCGCCGGGGCCTCGGGCATCGACGTCGCGCCCATCGCCATGTGCGGGCGCAACGCGCTGACCGTCGCCTGGGGGCAGATGCCGCGGCCGACCGAGCGCAAGGAGGACGACTACGGGTTCCTGATCGGGCGCGGCATCGAGGCGGTCTACGGCGTCGCCAAGATGTTCAAGCGCTACCCGGGGTCGTCGACCGGCTCGAGCGGCAAGCTCGTCCAGTGGGGCTGCGCCCAGGCTTTCGTCTCATCGACGCCGGATACCTGAGCCGGAGGACTGAGCCAGCCCCCTGGCCAGCGTAGCTGGCTCTGCTGGCCCGGGGGCTGCCAAGGAGCTGCCGCACTCGAGACTAGGAGGGCCCGATGCCCGCACAGAAAATCAAGCCATGGCGCGGCTATCCGAGCGCCAACGTCGTGCATGCGATGCGCGTGCACGTCAACATGGCCAGCCCGAGCCCGAGCCTCGGCCAGGTCGCGCTCACCGCAGGGACGCGGTTCCACATCGGCACCCTGCCGGCGGGCGCCTTCGTGCTCCCGGCGTCGAAGCACGTTCTGGTCGCCTTCAACGGCACGACGCCCACGGTCGACGTCGGCACCGAGACGGTGCCGGGCGCCTTCGTGCCGTCGGCCGCGATTGCGCCGGGCGCGGTCGCCTTCGCGGGCGGGCTGAGCGGCCCCAATCACGGCTTCCAGGCCAGCGAGACGCCTGTCTACATCGTGCTGGGCGGGACGGGCATCACGGCCGGCGAGGTCGACGTGGTGCTCCCCTTCTATATTTCAAAGGACTGACGTCCCATGACGGCGCTGCTCTACAGCAAGAGGCCGGCCCGGCAATACCCGAACATGCAGGCCGTCCATGCGATCCGCGCGCACTACAAGCCGGCCGCGGGCCCTGGGTCCGCGCCGATTGTGCCGATGACCCTCAACAAGCAGGTTCACATCGGCACGATCCCGGCCGGGGCGATGATCCTGGCGTCACAGCTCCAGGTCATCTCTGCGTTCACGCCGACGGGCTACAAGCTGTCGGTCGGCACGCCCAGCAACCCGACGTTGTTCGCGAACGTCGTCAGCCTGGACGCGGCCGGGATCACGCCCGGCACGACCGGGCTGGGCTACGTGCCCGACGAGACGCCGGTCGTCGCCACGCTCTCCGGCGGGTTGGGTTCACCCGCAACCGGCGAGGCCGACGTGCTTCTAACCTTCTACTGGAACAAGGACTGACCCCATGGCGGAGCCATCCCAGACCCAACCCGAGCCGCTCGAGCTCCCCGAGACGCTCGGCACGAGCGTGACCTTTGCGGACCCGGACCGCACCGGGAACGGCGTCACGATGCGCGGCGTGTTCTTTGCGCCGGGCGAGGCCGTGGACCTGGCCGAGTTCCTGCCGGAGGCGGAAGCCAAGGCCATGGCCCGCAAGCTCGCCGGTAACCCTTACTTCCGGGTGGAGGGCGGGCCGGACCACCAGGAGCTCCTCCGCAAGCGTCAGGAGCGCGAGGCCGAGAACCGGCGGCGGCAGCAGGAGGTCGCCCAGCGCCAGGCGGCGGGGCAGCGCCCCGGCGGCCCAACGGGCGCCCCGCCGCCGCCGCCGGACTGGGAAGGGCCCGTGGAGCCGCAGCTCGAGAGCGAGAGCCGCGCGCGGCCGTCGGCACCGGCGTCCGAAAGGCTTTCGGGCACCAAGCCGTCGTCCAAGAAGTAACAGCATGTCGGGAGGCGCCGCATGGCCAACAGGGCCGCCCTCATCGCACGGGTGCTGAAGAACTGCGGCGTCTGGCAGCCAGGCCAGGACCTTCCGCCGGAGGACTATCGCGCGGTCGATGAGGACCTCGACGCGGCACTGGCCACCATGGCGCAATTCGACGTCTACATCGTCGACGACGCCGACAATATCCCCGACGAGGCGCTTCTCCCCGTCGCCGACTACTTGGCGAACGACTTCTCGATCGTGTTCGGCATCGCCGGGGACGAGCTCGCCGAGATCAAGCAGCGGGCCAACCTGGCCGACGGCATCCTGCGCTACATGCGCCGGACGCCGCCGACCTTCGCGCCCATGAAGAGCGACTTCTTCTGATGGCCGAGCCGCTCGTCGTCCCCTTCCCGACCACGGCCCGGCCGGGGCGCCGGCCCGGCGAGGGGCAGGGCGACCTCGTGAACTGCTTCGCCAAGAAAATCGGGCCCGCGATGCGCTGGCAGCGCGTGCCCGGGCTGTCGCGCTGGACGTCGGCCATGCCGGGCGTGGCGCCGCGGGGCCAGCTGGCGGTCGATACCAACCTGCTCTCGGTCTGGGGCAACAAGCTGTTCCTGACGCGCCTGGGCGGCGGGCCCGACAGCTCGCAGCCGCTCAACGCCTTCCTCGAGGGGACGGGCCCGGTCACCATGGCGCGCAACCTGCGCCAGCAGCCCGACATCGTCATCGTCACCAGCGCCGGCGTCTACGTCGCCAACCTCGACAGCATGCAGGTCGAGCCCTACCCGGGGGCGGGCCCCGGCGCCGTCAACAGCGTCGCCTACTACGCCGGGTATTTCATCTTCGCGCGGTCTGGCGGCGAGCTCGTGGCCAGCGAGCTCCAGTCAACGGAGATCGACCCGCTGTCCTTCGCGCGGGCCGAGAGCGCCCCGGACGGGCTCTCGCGCGTGTTCGCGGCGCCGCCCGTGCTGCTGGCCTGCGGCTCCGACACGATCGAGGTCTACCAGGACGCGGCGACGACGCCGTTCCCGCTCGCCAAGGTCACGGTCATCCCAATCGGCCTGTTCGGGCCGTGGGCCATCGCGGGCGGCGCAGCGGTCTGGGACCGGGACGTGCTGCTGGTGGCGTCCGACTACACCGTCCGGCAACTCGCCGGCGGTGGCTACGAGCCGCAGATCGTGTCGACCGATGACGTCTCGGCCGACATCTACAGCATGCGGGGCAACCCGGGTGCGCTGGTCGCCGGCGTCCACGTCGCCGGGCCGGACGCCTTCTGGACCCTGTCCTCGCCGACCTGGTGCTGGGTCCTCAACCTGTCGACCGGGTTCTGGCACCGCCGGCGCAGCTACCAGCCCAGCCAGCAGCAGACCGACGCCCCGGTCACCTGGCGGGCCCGCTTCCCGGTCCTGTTCGGGGGGTCGTGGGTGGCGCAGGACCTCCTCGCGGGGGGGCTGGTCGAGGTCATGATGGGCTTCCCGACGGAGGACGGGCAGCCGCTGATCTGCCGCTGTGAAAGCGCGCCCGTCGCGGATTTCCCGGCCAACATTCGCCTGCCGGCGGTCTACTTCAACTTCGTGGTGGCGGTCGGTCAGGCGTTGCGCCCGGCGCCGTTCGAGACCGACCCCGTCGTGATGATCTCGTGGAGCCATAACGGCGGGGCGACCTGGAGCAACCCGCTGCGGCGCGGGCTCGGCGCCCAGGGCGAGACCAGGACCCTCATCGCGGTGCGCAACCTGGGACGCTCGAGCGCCCAGGGCGTGCGCCTGCGCTGGGAGGTGGTCGATCCCGTGCCGGTGCGGTTCTACGGCGCGATCGTGCCCTCCGCGCGCGCCAGCCGGCCCCGCCAGGTGGGCGTCGTGACCACGGGAGGGTCCTATGCCGCTTGATCCGTCGACGGTCTCGCCTCCGCCGCCACCCGGCCCGGGCGTCAAGCTGGTGACGTCGGACGGGCGCGCCACGGCGGCGCTCACGGAGTGGATGGCCCGCCTCGTCGCGTGGCTGGCCGCAACCGTGAAAAAGGAGGGCTAGGCCATGGCGTCACCCTTCTCGGGCAAAGCCGGCCGCATGGCCGGGATGTGGGCCGGCGAGCAGGCCAACCAGGCGCGCGACGCGATCGTCAACACCCTGATGGGCGCGCAGACGCAGGCCTACGACGCCCTGGAATACGCCCGCAACCAGGGCCGGACGGACCTTGGCACCGGCTATGACACCTCACTCGACGCGCTGCAGAAGGCCTACGGGGCCGCGCCAGGCCAGCTGCAGGAATGGGGCAACACCGCCGCGCAGTCGCTCCTGGACTACGGCTCGGCGGCCTATTCCACCCTCGACGCCGCCCGCTACAATGCCCAGCTGGCGCTGGGTCAGGGGCGGGCAGACCTGTCCGGGCAATACGGCCAGGGCATCAAAGCCCTGAACCAATACTACGGCCAGGGCACCGGGGCGCTGCGGGAGGCCGCGGCCGGCTACGACCCGCTGATCGCGGAGGGCATGAAGGGCTACGGGATGCTCTCCAACGCCCTCGGGCTCGGCGGCGCCGAGGGCACCAAGGCCGCGCAGGACGCCTTCCAGGCTGGGCCGGGCTACCAGTGGCAGGTGGACGAGGCCACGCGGGCGGCCCAGCGGGGCGCGAACAAGATCGGGGCGCTCTACTCGGGTAACACGCTCGACGCCGTCACCCGGCTTGGCTCGAACCTGGCGAACCAGGAATACGGGTCGTGGATCAAAAATCTGCAACCGTACCAGGGCGCCGCGACCGCGGCCGTCTCGGGCCAGGCGGACGCGCTGGCCAAGCTCGGCGCCATGTATGGCCAGCAGGGCACGACCAACGCCGAGCTGCGGGCCCAGCTCGGGCAGGGCCTCGCCGGTCTGCAGGGCCAGACCAGCAACATGTTCCAGACCATCGGCGCCCAGCAGTCCGCCCTCCAGCGCGGAATGGGCCAGGACCTGTCCAACCTGCAAATGAACCTGGGCACCAACTTGGCCAACATGACGCTGGGGCAGGGCCACGACCTCGCCAGTCTGGCCACGACCTACGGCCAGAACCTCGCCGGCCTCGAGGGCGGCTTCGGCTCCTCAGCCGCGAACCTTTTCACCGGCACCGCGCAGTCGGTCGCCCAGGCGATCCAGAAGGCCTCCGACACGGAAATCCAGGCCGGCATGAAGGCCATGATGGCGGGCCAGGAGGCGTCCCAGAACACCTGGGGCGCGATCATGGGCGGCCTCGGGCTCGGCGGGAAACTGCTCGGGGGCATGTTCGGCGGCGGCGGCGGCGGCGGCGGGCTGCTCGGCAGCCTGTTCGGCGGCAAATAGGAGGCGCCGGTGTTCATCGACTACCGCTGGACCGGCGCCTACAACCCGGGCGGCCCGGTGATCATGCCCGACAAGCTCGGGCCCCCCGATATGTCCAAGATGCTTCAATCGGGCATCCAGGGGCTCGGCGACCAGTTCATGTCCGGGTTCAAGGAAGCGCGGAACATCGGGCTCGAGAACAAGCAGCTGGCGAGCGACGAGGAGACGAAAAAGATCCTCCTCGACATCGCCAACAACCCGCAGAAGGCGGCCCAGGCGCTCGGCAATCTCGGCAGCCAGTATGGCGGCGGGACCGGAACCCGCACCCCGCTCGGGGGATCGAGCGGCTCCGCCAACGACACCGAGCGGCGCTTCATCGACACCGTCCGGTCGGGCGGCCTCACCAACCCCTACGCCCTGGCGGCGGTCGCGGCGACGGGCAAGCACGAGAGCGGCTGGGATGCCAGCAAGGCGCTCAAGAGCTGGTCCGACCCGTCCGAAAGCGGTCAGGCCGGGACCTCGGGCGGCCTCATGGCGTGGCGCGCCGGGCGCCTCGCCAACATGCAGGACTTCATGCGCCAGGCCGGGGGCGACCCCGTGAGCGCGCAAGCCCAGTTCTTCCTCCGGGAGAACCCGCAGCTGATCGACCGCCTGAACGAGGCGCGCAGTCCCGAGGAAGCCGCTCAGCTCATGGCGGGCGCCTGGCGCTTCGCCGGCTATAACCGGCCGGGCGAGGGCGAGGCCGCGGCCCGGATCGCCACCACGCGGGCGATGCTGGGCCGCTTCATGGGCGACCAACCCGGGGGCGCTCAACCCGGGCTCCCGACCGGCGCGACCGCCGGCTCTGGCCAGCTCGCGGCGGCCCGCAACGACCCGAACATTTTCGCCGCGCCGGGCCTCAAC